GTCTTATGATATGAGGTATTTTTTCGCTTACAAAATTCAGCTCATTTAATAAGTGTTGGTTATAAGAACTGACTTCTTGAATTTGAATTCTCAGGTCATTAAACTCGCGCTTTAGTACATCCATTTCTACTTTTGCTTTATTATTATCATTATTTGCAGAAATCAATTTTTCAGTAGCAACCTTTAAACGTTCATTTACTGAAATAAGCTCCTTCTCTGTTTTGACCCTGGCTTCCTTTTCTACAGAGAGTTGACTCTGAGACTCCGCAATTGTTTTTGCGGCATCAGTGAGTTTTGAGGATATGTCTTTATATTGCTGTCGAGCAAAGTTGATATCGCGAATGGCTTCTTCGTGTTCTTTTTTTATCTGCTGAATTCCTTCCTCGATATTTCTTTCTTCTTTCTTCTCAGCAAGTTTTTTTCTCGCTTCAATTTCGGCGATTTCTTGCTGTTTTTTTCCAATCTTTATTTTCGATTCAAGACTCATTTCTACTGTGTCAGTATTGGGCTTGTCTTGTATTTTAGTTACTAGCTTGTTTATTTGAGGAAGCAAAAGAGCAATTAAGGCTGAAGTGCAAAGCGGGCCAATAATAAAGGTTTCTATGCCGAAGTTATCACCGATATAAACAAGCCGCTTTTCGATTTCTCGCTTACTGAAAAAAAGAATAGCCAGCATGGGCCAGTTAAAGCCAAGCCAGGAAAAGACGAAGGCTCCCAGGAAGGGGCTTCGGACCCTCTCAAGAGACGCCTGGCGGAAAGAGGCGAGGATATCGCGGATAAAATCAAGCATGTCACGGCCCTGTGTGATGTGGTTTTGCACATGTTACCTTTAAGGTAATTCCTAGTCACCAGGCAAAAAAAATGCCCGCACGGGCGGGCTAACTGGAAGCAATGAGGGTTGGCTTGTTACAGCGGGAAACCATCGCAATGGCGTCCTGGTGTAAAAAGGGCGGTGGTCAGTAAGGACTATCACAACTGCCACCGCCAACGACTACACACAGCTTGCTACAGGATATCACGGTCCTGAGGCGTGATTGGGTTGTGGTGGCCGGTGCTGATCTCCGGCTTTCCTTCACCTGGCGAGGTAAGGTGACTGTCATCATCAGCGCATCAGCCTGCGCATTCACCACAACGGAAAGAGCACTGGCTAACCAGGTGCGCCGACTCTTCACGATTATCGGCTCAATGCTCTTACCTGTTGTGTGCCGGTCTTTCCCGGCTGTCAGCAATTCGGTAACACGGCTTGCTTGCCGTGGCGTCCAGATTGTTCAGATCCTTCAGCAATACGGGGTATACCCGTTCGAAGACACTGCTACCACTACCGTCCCCAGTAGTGGATAGAGCACTGATTACTGCAGTGCGCCTAAATATCCAGTTAGGCGTTGCTGCTGATGATGCTCTATTCACTACATCCTCGTCTCTTCCGAGGTGTCACACCGTACCGCCAGGATGGTGAGCCCCCTGTTCGTGCAGATGGCTTGCACATTCCGGCTACCCGCTACGGCGCAAAATCAAGGACCGCCCGGACCGCTGCGGCGCATGTGCCAGACGCCGTAATCAAACATCGCTAACCGTTACATACAAACCTCCGCTTTCGGGTTGTACATGGTAATGATGTTTACCAAAAAGGTAATAATTAACGCACTCAATGTCAATACACTACATCAAATAATTCTTATGTGGTTAAATTGGTAATAATTAAACTGGCATCATGAGGTCGTGAAATGTGCATTGGCAGCAAACCTTCCATTCCTAAAGCGGCTCCGGTTGTTCAGTCCGCACCGCAGGAGCAGGACCAGGCAGTTGTTGACGCTCGAGACGAAGAGACTCGCCGCCGCCGCGCCGCTGCTGGCCGCAGCTCAACCATGCTGACTGGCGCGCAGGGCGACACCTCTGCCGCTTCTACCAGCGGCAAAACGCTGCTCGGTCAATAACGGAGCGCCGGTCGATGCCAATGACGAACGAAACCCTGAAAGAGCAACTGACGAAGCAGCTGGCGCAGCTGGAGCAGGAGCGCGAGACTTTCGAACCTCACTGGCGCGAATTGAGCGATTTCATCATCCCGCGCGGCTCCCGCTTCCTGACCAGCGAAGCCAACCGCGGCGACCGCCGCAATAACAAGATTGTCGATCCGACCGCCACGATGGCAAACCGCACGCTGTCGAGCGGCATGATGTCGGGCATCACAAGCCCGGCCCGCCCGTGGTTCAAGCTGGCGACACCAGACCCGGAAATGATGGACTACGGTCCGGTCAAGCTGTGGCTGGAGACGGTGCAGAACCGCATGAACGACATGTTCAACAAGTCGAACCTGTACCAGTCGCTTCCGCTCGTTTACTCCAGCCTGGGTACGTTTGCCACTGGCGCGATGGCGGTGCTCGAAGATGAAGAAGATGTGATCCGCACGATGCCGTTTCCGGTTGGCAGCTATTACATCGCTAACAGCCCGCGCCTCAGCGTCGATACCTGCTTCCGTAAATTCTCCATGACCGTGCGCCAACTGGTGCGCGAGTTTGGCCTGAATAACGTCAGCAGCAGCACCAAAATCGCGTTTGAGAACGGAACCTATGAAAAGTGGGTGGATGTAGTGCATGCCGTTTATCCGAACATGAACCGCGAAACGGGCAAGATGAATGCCAAAAACAAGGCGTTCCGCTCCGTATATTTCGAGGTTGGCGGCGATAACGACAAAGTGCTGCGTGAATCCGGCTATGACGAGTTCCCTATCATGGCGCCGCGCTGGGAAGTAAATGGCGAAGACGTTTACGGATCATCCTGTCCGGGGATGATTGCTCTCGGCCAGGTTAAAGCGTTGCAGCTCGAACAGCGCCGCAAAGCGCAGCAGATCGACAAGCAGACTAACCCTCCGATGATTGGCCCCACCTCGCTGAAAACGCAGCGTGTCTCCCTGCTTCCCGGCGATATCACCTATGTCGATCAGGTGACTGGTGCCGAAGGGTTGCGCCCGGCATACCAGGTTAATCCTAACCTCGGCGACCTGCTCGGGGATATTCAGGATACTCGGCAGCTAATCAACAGCGCCTATTTCGTCGATCTCTTCATGATGCTCCAGAACGTCAACACCCGCTCTATGCCGGTGGAAGCGGTTATCGAGATGAAAGAAGAGAAGCTGTTGATGCTCGGCCCGGTTCTCGAACGCCTGAATGGCGAGTTTCTCGACCCGCTCATCGACCGCGCTTTCTCCATGATGGCGCGCAAAAACATGCTGCCGGAGCCGCCGGAAGAAATGCAGGGGATGCCGCTGCGCATCGAATACATCTCCGTGATGGCGCAGGCGCAAAAAGCGATTGGCCTCAGCAGCCTGGAACGTTTCGTCGGTTTCGTTGGCAACCTCGCAAGCGCCAAGCCGGAAGCACTGGACAAGCTTGATGTCGACCAGGCCATCGACAACTACGCCGTCATGTCTGGCGTATCACCGACCGTTGTCGTCCCGCAGGAACAGGCGCAGCAGACCCGCAGCGACCGCGCGCAGCAGCAACAGCAGGCTATGGCTATGCAAACCGGCATGGCAGCAGTGCAGGGCGCTAAAACCCTCAGCGAAGCCAAAACCGCCGATCCGAATCTTCTCACGGCTCTGGCCAGTGCAGTCGGAGGCCAGCAGCAATGACTGATGCATACGACATCTACGCAGAAGACCAGCCGACAGCTGAGCAAATCGCCCAGCAGAAAATCCGCGAAGAACGAGACGCCGCTGATATCCGTGCCGTGATGGGCACCGAGTCAGGCCGCCGCGTCATCTGGCGCGTTCTATCTCAGGGAAAGCCGTTTTCGACGACGTTCGCTGGTGATCCATACGTAACCGCATTTAACGAAGGGCAGAGAAACATGGCAGTCGTGCTGATGACGCACGTCATGACCTGCTGCCCGGAATTGTATCTGAAGATGGCCGACGAGGCCGCCAAACAGGAGTTACCATGAATCTGTTTCAACGTCTCTTATTTCGTCGCCTTTGCAATGAGCAGCCTGCCGACGGCGGCGCTGGCGGCGGTGGCGCACCATCTGATGCCGCTGGCGCAACTGCAACCGATCAGAGTCAGGGCAATGCAGAACAGCAGCCTGGCGCACAGGCAGAAGGCCAGTCTCAGGATCCGGCAGAACAGAAAACCGATGACGGCGCAGAGCAGCCGAAAAAGGACGAAGAGAAGCCGGACGAAAAGAAAGACGAAACCAAAAAGCCCGAAGGCGCGCCGGAAAAATATGAGCTGACAGCTGGCGAGGGCGTCGAGCTGGATGCCGCGGCAGTGAAAGAGTTTGAGCCGATCGCGCGTGAGCTGAACCTCAGCAACGAGCAGGCGCAGAAGCTGGTGGACGTTTATGCCTCAAAAATCCTGCCGCTGGTTAATCAGCAGCAGCTCGCTGCCTGGCAGAAGCAGGGCGAAGAGTGGCAGGAGGCCATTAAGGCCGACAAAGAAATTGGCGGCGACAAGCTGACGTCAAGCATCAGCGCCGCGCAGCGCGCGATCGACCAGTTCGGCACTCCCGAGCTGAAAGAATACCTGGAAGCGTCCGGGCTCGGGAATAACCCCGCGCTGGTGCGTTTCTGCGTACAGGTCGGTAAAGCCATGTCCGAGGACAAGATGGTTTCCGGCGGTCATGTCAGCGGAGGCAATGACCTTATCTCCGCCTTTTATCCTGAAAAGTGAGGTATGAAAAATGGCTTTAATTGGTCAAACGCTGCCCTCGTTGCTTGACGTATATAACCGTACGGATAAGAACGGGCGAATCGCACGGATCGTTGAGCAGTTGGCTAAAACCAATGATGTGCTAACCGACGCGATCTATGTTCAGTGTAACGATGGCTCCAAGCATAAAACAACAATCCGCGCCGGTATCCCTGAGCCGGTTTGGCGTCGCTACAACCAGGGCGTACAGCCTACTAAAACGCAGACTGTGCCGGTTACTGACACCACCGGCATGCTCTACGACTTGGGGTTTGTTGATAAAGATCTTGCAGACCGTTCCGGTAATTCTCAGGCTTTCCGTGTTTCGGAAAACATGGGTAAGTTGCAGGGCTTCAACAATAAAGTTTCCCGTTACACCTTTTATGGCAACACTGATGCTGAGCCGGAATCTTTCATGGGTCTCGCGCCGCGCTTCAACACACTGAACACCAGTAAAGCAGCCAGTGCCGAAAACGTATTTAACGGGGGCGGTACCGGTACTACCAACACATCTATCTGGTTTATGTCATGGGGCGAAAACACTGCTCATATGATCTATCCGGAAGGTATGGTTGCGGGCTTCCAGCATGAAGACCTTGGTGCCGACTTGGTTGATGACGCTAACGGCGGGAAATTCCGTGCATACCGCGATGAATTCAAATGGCATCTCGGCCTGAGCGTTCGTGACTGGCGTGCAATCTCTCGCATTTGCAACATCGACGTCACCACTCTGAGCAAAGACGCATCTGCTGGTGCCGATCTCATCAGCATGATGGTTGATGCCTACTATGCGCGTGATGTAGCGATGCTTGGCGATGGTAAAGAAGTCATCTATTGCAACAAAACCATTCATGCCTGGCTGCACAAGCAAGCCATGAATGCCAAAAACGTCAACCTGACGATTGAAGAGTTTGCCGGCAAGAAAGTGGTTTCTTTCCTGGGCATCCCGATCCGCCGCGCTGACGCCATCCTCAACACCGAATCTGCCGTGACTAACTAAGGAGAGAATCATGTTGCTCGATCAGCAGGCTTTATTCTCGGCAGCGCAGGCTATTACGGCCACTGCTGCTTCTACCAATGTTATCGATACCGGTTCGGCGAAGGATGTCGGTAAAGGCGGTGACGTTCCGCTGCTAATTCAGGTTGTTGAGGGTTTTAACAACCTGACCAGTCTGACCGTAGCGGTGCAAACTGATGATAATGCGGCGTTCAGTTCTCCAACTGACGTCATCTCAATGGTCATCCCTGTGGCGTCGTTGGTGTCAGGATACAAAACGCCAGTAATTACTCTGCCGATGAAGATGGAGCGCTATGTGCGTCTCAACTACACCGTAACCGGCACTGCGCCAACCACTGGCAAAGTGACTGCTGGCATCGTTGGAGGGGTTCAGACAAATGTCTAAGTACATCGTTAAGGCCCGCTCATTCATCAATGGGCGGATTTATGAAGCCGGCGAAGAAATCGACTTCGAAGGTAATGCGGGACATAACCTTGTCGCAAAAGATAAGGCAAGTAACGAAGACAGACCGCAACCTGTCGATCCTGACGCCGATAAAATCCTCGATGATCTCCGCAATGAGTACATCGACCTGTTCGGGGAGGCGCCTCATCACAATGCGGGAGCCAAATCGCTACAGGAAAAAATTGACGCCAAGAAAAAAGAACTTGGCGTTTGATAAATAGCCGGGGCCATTCGGCCCCGTTTTTCAATGCGGAGATACGTCATGAAAACAGTGAACATGAAAACCGGCACTGAAGCATTCGAAGGTGATGACGGTCAGCCAGAGACTCGTGATCAGTATCCATGGGGGCTTCGTATCACTCTTGATAACGATTCTCTCATGAAGCTAGGGGTTAAAGCTAAATCTCTTCCGTCAGTTGGGGATGTAGTGGCAATTATGGGAATGGCAAAAGTCTGTTCAGTTTCAACTCGCAGCACTGATAGCGGCGAGGACAATAACGTTGAACTGCAAATTACCGATATAGGTTTGAACCCGCCGAAACGCGACGATGCTCAGGAATTGAAAAGTGCATTTTACCCTGATCAGGAAGGTGAATAATGGCTTCGGTGGTCGAAATCTGCAACCTGGCTCTGAGCAATCTCGGCAGCAGCCGCAGCATCAACAGCCTCGATGAAAAGAGCAAAGAGGCTGATGTGTGCAACCTCCATTTCGAAGCGTGCCGCGATGCTGTTCTTGCAGACGCCGAATGGAATTTCGCCACCAAGCGCGTCGCGCTGGCCGACACTGGCATTGCACCTCCTGACTGGACATATGCGTATGCCTATCCCACTGACTGCCTGCGCATCATTGAAATCATGGTGCCTGGCGTGCGCTATCCGACTGCTGCCATGCGCATCAATTACGAGACCGGCGTTAACGACGCTGGCACAGGCAAGCTTATCTACACCGATCAGCAGGAAGCGCACCTGAAGTATGTCGCGCGCATCACCGATGTGAACATGTTCGATCCGCTTTTCCAGGATGCTCTTGCCTGGCGGCTGGCTGCCGCCATCAATATGCCTGTGACCGGCACCGCAGACCTGACGCGTTTTTGCCTTCAAATGTACCAGAGCGTCATCCTCAGCGCCGGATCTCACAGCATGAATGAAAGCCAGGAGCCGCAGGCGCCGGACAGCGAATTCACGACAGCGAGGTTGTCATAATGCCAATTAGCTGGATTCAGCCGAGTTTTGCTGGTGGAGAAATTGCGCCGTCGCTTTACGGCCGCATAGACATGGCTAAGTACCAGGTGGCGCTGCGCCGGTGCAGCAACTTTATCGTGCGGCAGTATGGCGGGGTAGAAAACAGGCCGGGCACACAATTCATCGCTGCGGCGAAATATCCGAACAAAAAATGTCGGCTGATCCCGTTCCAGTTTTCAACGTTGCAAACTTATGCGCTGGAGTTCGGCGATAAATATATGCGCGTTTTCAAAGATGGCGGGCAGGTGCTGGTCAGCGGTACGAGCAATATTTACGAGCTGGTGACGCCTTATGCTGAAGCAGACCTTTTCAGGCTCAAGTTCACGCAGTCAGCTGACGTTCTGACCATCGTTCATCCGAAATATCCGCCGATGGAGTTACGCCGTTACGCACACGATAACTGGCAAATCGTCGCTGTGCAGACTAAAAACGGCCCGTTTGAGGATATTAACGTCGACGAGGCTCAGAAGGTGTATGCCAGCGCTTCGACCGGGACCATAACGCTAACTGCTACATCCTCCATTTTTGGCCCTGAGCAGGTTGGTAAGCTCTTTTATCTGGAGCAGCCAGCGGTTGACTCTGTTCCTGTGTGGGAGACGGGGAAAAAGGCTACAGCAGGTGGCATTATCCGGGCCGGTAGCAACTATTACAAAGCTTTGACGACTGGAACCACCGGCACACTGCGACCATCGCACACCGAGGGCGCAGCATGGGATGGATGGGGCGGCACTGCTGACACTGATACTGGTGTGCAATGGCAGTACCTGCATAGTGGCTTTGGGATAGCGCGCATTACCGCGGCGAGCGGCACTACGGCAACAGCAACAGTAATCTCGTACATTCCAGAGAATGTTGTCGGATCAGGGCGGCCGAGCTTCAAATGGGCCCGCTATGCCTGGAATGATGTGAATGGTTATCCCGGCACCGTCGTTTATTACCAGCAGCGCCTTTTTTTCGCGGCAAGCACCGCGTTTCCGCAAACCATCTGGGCCAGCCGGATAGGGGATTACAAAGACTTCGGCAAAAACAACCCTACCCAGGATGATGACCGCATCATTTACACATACGCTGGCCGGCAGGTGAATGAGATCCGCCACCTTATTGACGTCGGCTCGCTGGTTGCGCTGACGTCAGGCGGTGAATACATCATCACCGGAGACCAGAATAAAACGCTGACGCCAAGTGCCTTCTCGTTTTCTTCTCAAGGTTCGAATGGGTGTAGCAACCTCCCACCGATTGCAGTTGCAAACATCGCGCTATTCGTTCAGGAGAAGGGCAGCGCCGTGCGCGATCTGGCCTATTCATTCGACGTTGACGGCTATCAGGGTAACGACCTGACCATACTGGCGAACCATCTATTCCAGAAGCACAGCATTGTTGACTGGTCATTCAGCACAGTGCCGTACTCAATTGCCTGGTGCTGCCGCGACGACGGTTTGCTGCTGGCGCTAACCTATCTTAAAGACCAGCAGGTTTTTGCCTGGGCGCCGCAGCCGACTGACGGCTATTTCGAATCTACCTGTTCGATCAGTGAAAGCCAGGAGGATGCCGTTTATTTCGTGGTGCGCCGCGTTATTAACGGTCAGACGGTACGCTACATTGAGCGCCTTGCCAGCAGGTTGTTCACCTCTACCGAGGACGCTTTTTTTGTCGACTGCGGCCTGAGTTATGACGGGCGTAACGCCTCGGCGGCTACGATAAAAATTACCGGTGGTAGTGGTGATTGGGATTATCGGCAGGAATACACATTAACCATGTCCGGTGGCCTTGGATTCACAGGTTCGGACGTCGGTGCACAAATCCAGATCCCTTACGTTGGGCAGGACGCAAACGGAAACCCGCAGGACATGGAGTTACGTTGTAACATTACCCAGCTTACAACCGCTAACGTCGTGAAAATATCTGCCAGCAGAAACATCCCCCCAGAGCTTCGAGATACTACTGTCATTAACTGGCAGATGGCACGTCAGACTTTCTCCGGGCTTGGCCACCTTGAAGGGAAAACGGTAAGCATCCTTTCTGATGCCAACGTCGAGCCTCAAAAGGTCGTAACTGGCGGGGCGGTAACTCTCGAATCCCCAGGCGCGGTGGTGCATATCGGCCTGCCGTATACCTCCCAGCTTGAAACCCTCGACGTTAACATCAACGGCCAGGAAACGCTACTGGATAAAAAGCAGCTCATTACCTCTGTTTCGCTGGTAGTTAATGCAAGCCGCGGGATATGGGCGAGTACGCCAGGCGGGCAGTTTTATGAATACCCGCAGCGAGAATTTGAGTTCTATGACGATCCGGTTGAGGATGCCACGGGCAAGGTAACGCTCAAGGTAGACGGCACATGGGGGCTCAATGGACGCATCATTGTGCGCCAACAAGACCCGCTGCCTCTGTCGGTGCTGGCGCTTATACCGGCCCTGACGGTAGGAGGCCGCAATGCTTGATGTTCGAATCGTACCCGCCGAGCAGCACCACATTGAGGAAATGTTGCCATACGTTCGTCAGGCAGATGTTGATGAGTTTCTCGCAATTTCCGGGCAGACGCCTCGAGCAGTAATGGAGCACGGCCTGCGTATTTCTACATTCTGCTGCGCCGGGATGGTCAACGGAAAAGTAGTAACGCTCTTCGGCGTAGCGCCTGCCTCTATCCTGAGCGGTCGCGGTATTCCTTGGCTTGTCGGCACGGACGACCTGCATAAATACCAGCGCACGTTCCTGCGCCGCTGCCGTCATGTAGTCAATGCAATGCTGATGCCTTATCCGTATCTTGAAAACTATGTTGACGAGCGTAACCACGTGGCTAAAGCGTGGCTGAAATGGCTCGGTTTTCACCTCGAAGATCCGGCGCCCTACGGCAAAGAGCGGCGACCGTTCCATCGCTTTTACCTGGAGAAAAAATAATGTGTGAACCAACCACAGCCCTGGTAGCGGTCAGTCTGGCATCGGCCGGGCTTCAGGCTTATTCGCAATACCAGAACGGGAAATATTCCGCCGCGGTTGCGAATCAGAATGCAGATATTGCAGAAGCCCAGGCTGACGACGCCATTAATCGCGGTAATGCACAGGCCGATGAGGTCCGCCGACGGAACCGACTTGCGCAGGGAAGTCAAGCGGCAGCTATTGCTGCAGGTGGTGGTGATCTCAGCACTGGCAGCTCACTGGATATTCTCGGTGACACGGCCCAGTTCGGAGAGCTGGACGCACTGACAACTGTCAATAATGCCAGCCGTGAGGCGTACGGCTATCAGACCCAGGCAGCTAATTACCGGTCAGAGGCGAGATCTGCACGTTCTCAAGCCAATATGGGGCTTTTCTCTACTCTGCTCACAGCGCCTCTTAGCGCATATGGCGCTTATAAGATGGGCGGCGGAACGTGGAGCCCGTTCACCCAAAGCAAGGCCGCGCCGATTAGCGCCGCCGTCGGCACACCTACCGGGCGTTAAGGAGAGCATCATGCCAGTCGTACCAACCGTAACCGGTCGTCAGGTTGAAAGCCGCGGGTATTCCTCTCCTGGTTTGCAGGCAGTACCGCAGCCCAACGTTGGTGACGTGATTGCCGACGCCTCGCAGAAATACGCTGGTGCCTACGCGGAGGCGCGGCAGCGCGCTAACGTAGCTATGACGCAGGACGCCAGCCTGCAACTGGATGCCGTAGGTAATGATCTGCTTAATAACCCTGACAGCGGATTTATGAATCTCCAGGGCAAGAATGCGATCGGCAAAAGCCAGGAGTACACCCAGCAGTTTGACCAGCAGGTTGAGCAAATTGCCGCCCGTCTGCCGGACGAGCAGGCGCGCAATGCTTTCTTGCAGCAGGCCCAGCAACAGCGAATGAGCTTCACCACCCAGGCCGGGCGGCATGAAGCGGGGCAGGTTCGGCAGTACGAAGCTGGCATGCAGGAAGCAACGCTGAAAACCCTTACCACGCAGTTCATGAACCCAGAAATGGCTAACGTTGCCGGGCTGACTGCCAGGAACAGCATTATTGCCTATGGCAAAGCCCACGGGCAGAGCGATGAAGAGATAGAGCAGAACTGGATTTCGTGGCGTGAAAATGCGGCGAAAGGTGCATCTGAGGCCTGGTATGTGCCGATGTATCAGCAAATGCTGGGGCCCGGCGGCAAGATTCAGGTGACGGACACGCCTACGGAAGCGCAACTGTTTTCCGCGATGATCTGGAATGAGAGTGGTGGCAATCAGTACAGCAAAGACGGCGCGCCGCTGGTTTCGCCGAAAGGCGCGGTGGGCGTGGCGCAGGTAATGGAGGATACCGGGCCGGAGGCTGCCCGACTGGCGGGCCTGCCGTGGGATCGCGATAAATGGCTGAATGACCCGCGTTATAACGCAAAACTCGGGCAGGCTTATTTCGGCGCCCAGATGAAAAAATACGGCAATAACCCGGTGCTGGCGGTGGCGGCATATAACGCCGGACCCGGTGCGGTTGATGGTTGGATTGAAAAAATTGGAGATCCTCGCACCGGTGAAGTCAGCAATGAGCAATTTGCGACTGCTATTCCCTATGAAGAAACCAGAAATTACGTGGCGAAAGTTACCGGCAGCGCGGCGGCTATCCCCGGCGATGCGACGATGGAGAACCTGATTTCTCAGCCGTGGTGGAATGCCATGAGCCCGGCCAGCAAATCACAGATGATGAGCAAAGTCGCGGGCCTCTATGACATGCAGGCGTCTGCCGGCCGCGTGGCGCTGCAAAGCCGGATGCAGGATGATCTGGCTCGCCTTGAAGCTGGACAACCGGTTCAGCCTATCAGTGCGCGTGAGTGGGCAGCAGTCATGCCGCTGCAGGCCGCCCCTGCAGAACGCATGCAGATGGAGAAAACCTACCAGCAATATCAGCAGGCCATGACATTGCAGCCCGTTTACCAGTCAATCATGCAGGGTAACGTGCAGCAGGCGACGGCGGCAGTGCAGGCGCTACAACCGCAGGAAAACGACGCCAATTTCAAATATAAGCAGGAGCTGTACGCAACAGCTCAGTCAAAGCTAAACCAGGTACTGAAGGCGCGCGAGTCTGATCCAGGAACCTGGCTGCAACAATATTCTCCGGTGGTGCAGAGCGCGTTTTCCGAATACCAAAACAATCAGGCATCAGGGGAATATCTGGTTTCGCGCATCCAGTCCGAGAAAGACCGGCTGGGCATCCGCAGCAAAAAGGTTCTTCCCGACACGATGGTAAACAGCCTGCTTGAACGCATCGATAATTCTCAGGAATCGAGCGTCACTGCGATCCAGTCGGTGGCGCAGTCGTTCGGGAAATACTCCGATCAGGTGATGCAGCAGGTGCAGAAAAATGCCTTCCCGGCGCTACAGGTCGTGATGGCTACGGAAAACCCGCGCGCGGCAAACGCGCTGTGGCAGAATCGCGGCGTTAAAACGGCTGACCTGCGGGGAAGCTTCGAGAAGCCTGATGCTGATAAAGCTGATTCATCGTGGAACGATCAGGCTAAAGACTTCGCCAGCACGATGGTTGTACAGCCTGGCGGCACTGCCGTTTGGAACAACTTCAACGAGCAGGGCAAGCGCCTGACGTATATCAACATGCAGCGCGGCATGTCGGCCTCTGACGCGGCGAAACAGGCGTATAAGGACATTCTTGGCGAGCATTACCAGACCAGTGGAACGTGGCGCCTGCCAAATCGCACCGGGCTTGATCTGCGCGACGTAACCGACGGCGCAAACGCCTACCTTGAAAATCTGTCATCAGAGCAGATTATGCCACTGATTGGCGACCCGCGGCTGCCAGAGTCGGTCAACAAAGAGCAAAGCCTTTCTCGTATCAAAGAGAGCGCGCAGTGGGTTACGAACAGCAATGAAAGTGGGCTCACTCTGATGATGAATGGCCTGCTGGTGAACGGTGCCGACGGCAGCCCGATCACCGTTCCATTCAGCGATCTGGCGAAACTCGGAGCAGGCACCCGGTCTACCTGGAACAAACTGACCAAATTTATCGACACGCCAGTGAAATACACGCCGGGACAGTCGAAAAATTACAGCGTAGAGAGCCAGCGCGAAAACATTCTCGACATCCTCCAGAACGGCCAGCAGTCAGGACGATAACATGCCAATTTTTACAGAAGATCCGGGTACAGGTATTAACCAGCCCATCAGTAACGCGCCTGCCGGTCTGGGCGAATCGCTGCTCTCTTCCTTGCAGCAGGGGTTTGAAGAAGGTCCGGTCATGTCGGGCGTTCGGTTCTCTTCCGCTGACAGGCTGGCGAACGACCCTAACTCTGCAATTGTCAGCAAGCAGGAGGCTGACGAGCAGCTCAAGCAGTATGGCGTTAAAAGCATCAACGTCCCGGACAACGGTGTAACAAAAGCGTTTCTCGATCACGTGGTGGAAGAGCGCCAGAACTCACTGGCTCGCCAGCAGATCGCCATGTCTGCGCCGAGTGGCTGGGCGGCGACGCCGCTTAATTTTGCGGCCAGTCTGGCGGGATCTATGGCGGACCCCGGAAACGTGGCGCTGGCTCTGGTGCCTTTCGCTGGTGAGGCGAAGGCGGCTTCTGTGGCAGGGAGATTTGGTGAGCGTCTGGTTGCTGGTGCGCGAATGGGCGCAGCTCAGGCTGTGGCGACCGTGCCGTTAACTGCCCAGGCTGCGGCGGCCAGCGGCGATGATTTTACCTACGGAAACGCGCTGGAAAGCACCTTTTTCAATACGATAGCTGGCGGGCTAATGCATGCAGGCGGCGGTCTTATCGCCGACCTTGTGCGCGCGCGGCGCCCTGTCGGTGCCGTTAATGAACCAGATACCCCACTAACGGCGGACGCCATTCAGCCAGAGGCACAACCGGTGCCAGCAATCACACCTGACAACATCCCGTCTGGCGTGAATATCCCTGAACGCGGCACAAACTCTGATCTGGCCGCGGCCATTTCCAGCGACGCAGAGAGTTATGCCTATAGCCGGGCTTATGATGACGTGGTTCCTGATTACATGGCGCGCCAGCAGGATCTGCAAACCGGACAGATTGACAATGTTGCTGACCTGCGCACCGAACTTTCCGCCAACCTGCGCCGCGCTGATGAGTTAGACGCTACCCTGCAACACCGTACAACGGAATACCAGGGCCAGCGGATGAAGTTTAAGGAAGCTCGCCGTCTTGCGCAGAAAGATATCGATGCCGAGAAAGCGCAGATTTACGCCCGTAATGAAGAGATAAATCAGGCGCTTGAGCGTAATGCCGCCGCCGAGCAGGCGCGTGGCAGGCAGGCCCAGCTTTCCCGCGGCGAGATACCCGACGACCTGAAAGTCACCATCTCCGAGCGCGCGCAGCAGATCCGCGATGGCATGCAGATGTCGCCGGTCGCCGGTGCAGTGCGAACCGCCGCCAGCGCAATCAGGGAGGCGGACTGGAGCGTAAACCAGCAGGCTTACCGCGCTGCGCTGGCACACATGATGGAAGGCCGTAGCCCGGACGTTGAGCCTTTCTATGAGCTGCATAAACCGGCGCTGCGCGAGCGCGCTATCCAGCGCATACAGAACCCGGAGCGGCTGGTTGATGAAACGGCGCGCCCGGTTAGCGAAACTGCCGATCGCGTTTATCAGGAAACGCAGAAAGCAGATCATGAGCTGACAGCCGCCGCAGCTGATCTTGAGAACGAATTCAATATAAGCAACGCGCTGCTGGATGATATCGCTGTCGATAATCCGGAGCTCGCGGCCACGATGCGCGAAAACCTCAATGTTATTGTCGCTGAGGCCAGCGACAATAGCATGAGCAACGCTTTCCGGGCATTTGCTGCCTGTATGATTAACCGGGGGATCTGATGGCTGCCAACGAATTCCTGACGCAATGCGAGCGCACTGTTAACGCCGCCGCTGGCCGCGAGCTGTCGGCTGATGAAATGGAAGGGCTGGTGCGCGATATGCGCGACACAACAAACCGTATACTTGCCAGCAACGAGGCGCTGTCACTCGAAGAGGCAGCCATGCGTGCCGCCGAAGAACTAAGTAACGCTGACGTGCTGGCAAAACAGATTGAAGCGCGCAATAAAGCGATTAATACCCGCGTGGCGGCTCAGCGACTCGGCGAGCTGCGTACTGTCTGGAAAGACCGCCCGGATATTGGACTGGAGGCGATACTGGTAGGTCGTAACGATGCGCGCACCGGGGCGCGCCGGTCGGTATCCTCAGAGGTGGCGCAACTTCGCGGGAAATATCACGCAGGCATCAATTACGATTTCGACCGCGCCGGGCTGGTTAAATTCATAGCCAGCGGCAGCAACGACCGTGAAATCGCTGACGCAATGTGGCGGATTGGCCGCGGCGAATCTACCGAAGGAATGACGAAACAGTCAGTCAGTGCGGCGCAGATTATCATGAAGTGGCAGGAAGCGGCACGCATCGACGAGAACCGCGCTGGCGCGTGGATACGCAAAGAGCCGGGCTATATCGTTCGACAGTCGCATGACATCATGAAGATCCGCGCTGCCGGGTATGATGCCTGGCGCAATGCAATTCTTCCGCGCCTCGATGAGCGCACTTTTGATGGCGTCGCCGACCGCGAACAGTTCATGCGTAACGTGTATAACGGTCTGGCCTCTGGCGTTCACCTGACATCAGAAAAGCCAGACTGGATGAACGGCTTCAAAGGTTCGGCAAATGCGGCGAAGCGCGCCAGCCAAGAGCGCGTGCTGCACTTCAAAGACGGGATCTCCTGGCACGAATACAATCAGCAGTTCGGAACCGGCAGCCTGCGCGAAGCATTATTCGGCGGTCTTAACAGCGCGGCGCGCAATACAGGCATGATGCGCATGCTGGGAACCAATCCCGGCAATATGTTCAAATACCTCACAGACACGCTGGCAGATGACGTAAGCAAGTCGGGTAATCCGGCAGCCCTGGCTGACTACATGACCAAAGTTCGCCGCCTTAATCGGACGGTTATGCCGCAGGTTGATGGATCGCTAAATATTCCTGGCAGTGTTGGCTGGGCCAACGCCTCCGCCGCAGTGCGGGGATGGTTGCGTATGAGCCAGCTCGGTGGCGCCGTTATCTCTTCATTCAACGACGTGCCGATCGCCGCTACTGAAATGCGCTACCAGGGGCAGAACTTTATGCAGGCGGTGCTCGGCGCCATGAAAGGGCGTTTCTCCCGGTATAGCAGCGCAGAACAGAAAGAGATTCTGTCGTCCATCGGCGTTTATTCTGACGCCATGACGCAGGAAATCATCCGGCGCATCTCCGGCGACGACTCGCTTACCGGGAAAATGGGGCGCGCGCAGCAGCTGTTTTTCAAATATAACCTGATGAATTTCTGGACAGAGAGCGGCCGCAATTCAAATGCTCTGATGATTACCAACTGGCTGGCTAAAAATGCTGACCAGCCTCATGCCAGCCTGCCGGAAGACCTGCGCCGCGTCCTCGATCTGCACGGTATCGGTGACCGGGAATGGGAAATTTTCCGTAACATGGACATGGCCGACAGCGAGGGCCGCAAGTTCATGACGACCAGCGGCGTCCGCGGCGTGCCGGATGACGTGATTGCCCGTTATGTTGAAAGCAAAGGCCTGAACCCTACGGATCGCGCAATCGCCGACGCGCGCGACCAACTCGAAGGCCAGCTGCGCGGCTATATCCTCGATCGTCTGAACATTGCTATGTCTGAGCCCGGCGACCGCACGCAGGCTTTTATGAAGATGGGGACGGTTCCGGGAACAGTGGCGGGCGAGGCGATTCGCTTCGCTGGGCAGTACAAATCTTTTACCGCCAGTTTCATGCAGAACGTGCTCGGGCGCGAGGTTTTTGGCCGTGGGTATACCCCGGCGGGGCTTGGGGAGTCGAAAACCACCTCGCTTACCAATGCGCTGATGCGTAACGGTAACGGCGCTTTCATGGGCGCAGCTAACCTCTTTGTCTGGGCGACGCTTTTTGGCTACGTCTCAATGCAGGCAAAGCTGATGCTGAAAGGGCAGACACCGCGCCCGGCAGATGCGAAAACGTTTCTTGCGGCGGCGGCACAGGGTGGTGGGCTCGGCATCCTCGGAGATTTTATGTTCGGAGAGGTAAACCGGATGGGGGCAGGGCCGGTGACGTCTCTGATGGGGCCAGCGGCATCCAACGCTGACAGCATTATCACGCTGTTGCAGCAGACGACGCGCGGGGAGGCGGATTTTGGCGACTGGTATCGGACGACACTGGACAACACGCCATTTCTTAACATTTTCTGGCTGCGCACGGCGATGAACGGTTTGATCCTGAACCGGATACAGGACTCTCTGGACCCCGGATCGCTTGAGCGTTATCAGCGTCGCGTAGAGCGGGAGCAGGGCAACGAGTTTCTGGTGCCACCATCACAATTCATGCTGGGTAAATAAACAAATGGAAAGGCTTAAATTTCTGGCACTATATCTGTTTATGGTGGCTTTCTTTCTGTATCCGAGCATCACTATGCTCTTTTTCGATAAGTCGAAAATAACCGCTATCGACTTCCTGCTAATACTGTTTTTTTTGGCGTGCGGGGTGGGACTGGTTGTGATGGGAGTTGGCAGGTTGATAGAGATAAAGCGTAAGAGAATGTGACATGTCACATGGCCGCCGAAGCGGCCATTATTTTATTACAGCGCGCCACTGCCGCCCGGTCGAGAATCAGCTGAACGACCACCACAGCGTGAACCATCAGCAGCAGTATCATTGTCATGCTGACAGTTACCAGCGAATGACGGTGTAACAGAACCCAGAGATAACAGAACGAACAGCACAGCGATTGCTTTTTTCATTTTACGGTACCGTATGTAGGCCATCGGAATAATGGCCTGACTATTTTATACCCTAAAGGTATTGTGGCAATACTCCCCTTAGCATGCATAACCAAGAAGGTAAACGTGATCAGCCTATTACCTTTCTAAACTAACGAATGCTCTTCTTGAGGCTCAGGACGCAGTAGTCAAGATGGGTCTGAATATCACTCAGGGAAACCTGCGTACTGGTGACATAATTAACGAGGGCCACCAATTCGGCGGCGGCGCCGCTTACATCATGCCCATCCTTCTCGAGCTCTCTGATAAGCTCCATTAGATGCGACTTTTCAACCAGTTCCATAACGCCCTGAGGGCTATTCAGTGCCCCCAACTTTCCCTCATCAAGAGGGTGATGATACTGCGACATGCCACCTCCTTCATCTTAATACTGTATATATATACATATATC